ATTAGTTCCATATTATTTTAATTTAAGTTTATATCTTGTAATATCTTGGTACTCATAGTATTTTTCTTTTATTTGTACATATAAATCAATTATAATTTCATCAGGTGTTTTCTCAAATAACCATTCTCTTTCTTGTTCTTTTAATGATTTTAATATAATAAATAATGAGCTTGTTACTTTATTTAAAAATAAAGGATTATGCTCTAATACATGATTAATTGCTTTTTTAGCTTCTTTTGCGTTTATTGCGTTTAATAGTCTAAATTCTGAATACATAATTTATGTGTTTTTGATTAATATAAGTCAAATATAATACAAATAGTTTAAGTTATAAACAACTTTTTTAAAATAGTTACTAACTTTAAGTATGTTGATAACTATGTGAAATAGTCATTTGGATATTTTTTACTTATAAGGATTACCTTTATATTTGAAGTATAAATATTAATAAAAAACACAAAAAAATGGAAAAACAAATTTTAAAATCTTTCAAACAACAATTATTAAAACTTAAATATTTAAAAGAATTAACATTTAAATATGATGAAACAGACCAAGAATTAACTACAAAAGAATGGGAAACAATTAAACAATTTGAAATTGATAAAAGAAGATGGTTATGGTCTTCTGATAGAATTATGACTGCAAATGAGTATTGGGATATTCAAATTGAAGCAATTAAAAATATAATAAATAAAAATAATTAAATATTAATGGGGGTGTAAAAACCCCCACTAAAACACAAAAACATGAAATACTTACAAGATTATATGAATGAAAAACAAACAAAACTATTTGAAGAAACAGGCACATTCTTTGCATTTGGAAACAAACAATATAAAGAAAGAGCTAAAAAAGGTATCAAATATGTTAATATGGGAAATGGTATGATAACCGAAAAACCTAATGTAGAGAAACTTATTAACGGATTACATGAAATATATCAAGATGCAATACAAGAAGATATTAAGGAAAACGGAAAGGATGCTATTATATTAAGAGAATTAGAAAATCACGAATGCTTTTATACTGGTAATATAGATGATGCATTACATAAATTAGAAGATTATCCATTTTCTCCATGTGAGATCAGAAAAATATATGAAGAAAATTATGATAAACAAGTAGAAAAATATTACTAATATGAAAAGAAAACCAAATTATTTTGCTATAATACCAGCTAATGTTAGATATGATCATGAATTGTGTCCAAATGCTAAATTATTATATGCAGAAATAAGCGCTCTTTATAATATGAATGGTAAATGCACCGCACCAACAAGTTATTTTGCTGATCTATATCAGGTCAGTAAAGTATCTATTCAGAAGTGGTTAAAATTATTAGAAACAAAAAAATATATAAAAAGAGCTATTATATATAAGGAAGATAGTAAACAAATAGAAATGAGATACATAAGTATTGTAAATTACCCTAATAAAGATTACTTAACTACACCTAGTAAAGAAATATTAACAGATAATAATAATAATATATCTAATAATAATATTACATATAGTAATAAGGAAAGATTCAAAAAACCAACAGTTGAAGAAATTGTATTATATTGTGTAGAAAAAAATTATAATGTTATAGCTATACAATTTTTTGATTATTATGAATCAAAAGGTTGGATGATTGGTAAAAACAAAATGAAAGATTGGAAAGCGGCAATAAGAAATTGGCACCGCAGAAATGGAGAATCAAAAATACAAAGACAATTAAATACATATAATAAAGCTAAGGAAATGATCAAGAAAATAAATAACAAATGATAAAAGATATATCAATAGAAGAATTAAGGACACATTGTTTGGAAATATTAAGCAAAACATTTTTAGAATTAAGACAAGACAAGGTAACAGAGGATGATATAGTTTCATTAAGTTTAATATTAGCGGATGATTTAAAAAGAGATTTTAAAAATTTAGAATTGATGGATATAAAAAACGCCTTTATCAGAGGCACAAGGGAAACAGATTTGTTTGTTGTAAAACCTAGAACATGGTATACATGGATAAAAACATATAGAAATATATTATGGTCTGCCGAATATGAAGTACGAACAATGAATAGAGATCCAAAACAAGTGCCATATTATAAACAATCACAAAAATTACTTAATTAATGGAAACAATAATAGCAACTTTATTTATATTACTAATTTTATATATTAACTTAATAGATTAAACATGAAAACAAAAGAAAAAGTATTATATTGGTTATCTAAGGATGAAAGTCTAAGAGATAATGACAACAAACTTATTGCAAAAATTTGGGATAAGGAACTAGAAAAACTCGGTATACAATGGGATGTTCGTAAACATTTTCTCAATATATTTTCTGTAGGAGCATTAACACCGCATACAACAATTAGTAGAATGCGTAGGCAAGTGCAAGAACAATACAAAGAATTAAGAGGCAAAACTTATAAGGGAAGACAAACAACTATGCAGAAAAAATGGTTGAATAAATTAGGATATGAAGTCAATAAGTAAATTAAAGAAAGAACTCGACAAATGGTTTAGTCTTTATATTAGACTTAGATATGCTACAGATGAGGGAATGGCTCAATGTTATACCTGTGGAAAAGTAGATCACTATAAAAAATTACAATGTGGTCATTTTATGTCTAGGAGATTTTATGCTACTCGGTGGAATGAATTAAATTGTCAAGTACAATGTGTAAAATGTAATATGTATGGACAAGGAGAACAATTTAAATTTGGCTTAAATTTAGATGCAGGTTATGGAGAAGGAACCGCTGAGGAATTACAACATGAGGCAAGGCAATTTGCTAAATTTACTAGATTAGATTATACAGATCAAATAGGTTATTACAAATCACTTGTTGAAAACTTAAAAAAAGAAAAATTAATAGAATAATTTTTTTTATAACTTTACAAGCATGAGGATACCTATATATGCAGGTAAAGGTCATGAAATAATAATTGAAGATTATTTAATGCTTGTTGATTCTTTTGTGGTAGATGTAGCTAATAAACAAAGATACGAAAATTTTAAAGAAGTAATGGATATAATATTAGAATATCACAACAACTATGGTAAATATCATAAACACGCCACAAATTGGTACGATTGGATCATGATCATACCAATTAACGTATCAGTAATGACAAATGGTTTCTTTGCAGGTATAGAAACAAAAAAAAATGCAGCACAAATTAGAGCTTATAAAATATTATTAAATGAAAAAGTGCAAGAAGTGGTTGATAAATTAGAAAAATTGGATATTAAATATGAATAAAATTTATATAAAAATATCCGAATTATCAGATTTTTTTACCAAAATGTGTTATGGTTTAACAACAAACAAAACAGATATAGAAAATGCCGTCCAAGAGTTGATGGTATTTTTTTTACAAATGAATCCTATAACATTAAAGGATATATGGGAGAAAGATGGAGAGGATGGAATTAAAAGATATGGCGCCGTTGTTTTAAAAAGAAGTTTAATAAGTAATAGAAGTCCATTTTTTTATAAATATAAAAAATATTATACTCATATTAATAGTATTTATAATAGTAGCACTCTGACACATAAAGAAATTACAAGAAGTTTGGAAAATTTAGCCTTTGAAGAATATGAAAAAGAAAACTCATGGGAAAAGTTAGAATATATAGATAAACAATTGGATGACATGTATTGGTATGATCGTGATGTATTTAAATTATATTATTATGAAAATAATACACTAGATAGTTTAGCTAAAAAAACAAAGATAAGTAGGAATAGTTTATTTATTACAATAGATAAAGTTAGAAAAAAATTAAAAGATTCGTTGGATGACTAAATTTTTTGTAAATAAGGATATTTATAAAGAAAGATTAAATATATGCAAAAAGTGTGTTTATTATTTTGCTCCTACAGGACAATGTAAGCGATGTTTATGTTTTATGAAAATTAAGGCATCAATATCTGTAATGGAATGCCCTGAAAAATATTGGACAAAAGCATCTCAAGAAAAAAAGATTAAGGACATACCTGATCATCTGATAGAAGAAGTGATGGATATATGGGATGATATAAAAACAGGTAAGGCAAAAAATCAAAAGGTAAAAAGAAAAATGATTGAACTCTGGAATACAATTAGTGGCAGTAATTATAAAACAAGTTCGAATTGTGGTAGCTGTTTGAATAATTGTTTTGAGGGTATAAAAAATATATATAATAAATATAAATAGTATGTGGATAGCATTAGGAATTATAATTGGTTTTTTATTAGCAGGTAATTTAATTATAACATATTTAGATTATAGAGAAGAAAAAAGAAACCAAAAAAAATTAAAGGAAAATATGCAGGAATTTAAAACAAGGATAGGCGCTTTACATAGTGATAGACAACATGAGCGCACCTCAATACCAAAAAGGAATGGAAAATAATTACAAAGAACAACCACAGCCTAAATATTATATAGGCAAGGTGCATGGATATACAGTAAAAGATATAGTGGATGACTTTCAGTTAGGAGCTTGGACATCACAAGCAGTGCAATATATTTTAAGATCAGGAAATAAAAAAGACAATACAGCAAAACAAGACATACAAAAAGCTATTAATGTATTAAAATTTGAATTAGATAGATTAAGCAATGGCACTATATAAATGTGAATGTGGTAAAGAAGAAAAGCACTTAGGCAAAGTAACTATCGTCCACAAGGGTGGTAAATGGGTTGCAAAAGAAGCGCTATGTGGTTGTGGTAAATATATGGATAGCGAACCAACAGAGGGGATGCCTAA